TTAAAACTTTAGGGTCCTTCCTAAGCTATAAACGACCCAGATCGACCTCTATATATCACTCTCTACAAAAAATTCCGCGCCCCATAAAAATTCTCACAGACCCACACAAAAATCAAAAATAATATATAAATTGAAATTGTAAACTTATACACAAAAAATGAAAAAAAATTCCGGAGAAATTTTTGAGTCCGTACAGGTCGATCCAATCAGTGGCGACTATTACCTCATAATTCCAGAGAGTATCGCCAATGAACTCTCATGGTACGAAGACACTGAGATTAGTTTTAAAGTCGAAGGAAATGATGTAATTCTCACAGAACGCGCAGATTGACAATTCATATATAATGAGGTATGATACTTTAGTAATCATTTGAAATTATGGCAAAAGGATTTACAGTAAAAGCAAAGGCACCAGTTGCCGGAAATAGCACAGAAGAGTGGGATTATAATCTCGCCAAGGAAATGGTTAGGGGAAAGTCGGTCGTATTCTGCCTTCCAGGTCGCGGAGTTTCTTATACTTACCTGAAGAGTTTTGTACAACTCTGTTTTGATCTTGTACAAGCAGGCGCAAGTATTCAAATCTCTCAAGATTATTCATCAATGGTCAACTTTGCCCGATGCAAGTGTCTTGGAGCAAATGTACTTCGTGGACCTGATCAGATTCCTTGGGACGGAAAACTGAATTATGATTGGCAACTTTGGATCGACTCGGATATTGTCTTCAATACTGAGAAGTTCTGGCAGTTGATTCTCATGAACAAAGATATCGCCGCCGGGTGGTATGCAACCGAAGATGGTGTAACTACATCCGTTGCGCACTGGTTGGAAGAAGATGATTTCCGCAACAATGGGGGAGTCATGAATCATGAGACCGTAGAAAGTATCTCCAAGCGTCGTAAGCCCTTCACCGTAGATTATACAGGTTTTGGATGGGTTCTGATTAAGAACGGCGTATTCGAGCACTCTGAGATGAAGTATCCTTGGTTCGCGCCCAAGATGCAAGTATTCGACTCAGGAGATGTGCAAGATATGTGTGGGGAAGATGTTTCATTCTGTCTCGATGCAAAGGAAGCAGGATTTGAGATCTGGTGTGATCCTCGCATTCGCGTTGGGCACGAAAAGACTCGGGTGATCTGATGACCACGAAGTATCATATCCTCATGAATAATCATAAGATTTACACAAATCTTACAGAGGAACAATACTTCAATATTATGGAGGACCTGGCAGATGATTTCTATCAGACAGGTTCTCCAAATCCAAATGAAATAACAACTGAAATTTTTGAAGAAACTGAGGTAACTGAAAATGGCTAAGTCTCATAGTGATATTCAATCAATCCCAAAGAAATCCCTTCAAGGAAACGGGCCTCATACGAAATACTCCGCTACCTCTCGTAATAAAGCCAAGAAAAAATCCAGAGGACAAGGAAAATAGAATATAACCAAGGCGGGCAGAGGCCCGCTTTTTTATGCAATAAATACTCAGTTATTTGTCATCACAGAATTGGAAAAATTTTCAATGGGCAGACACCTCCTATTAGAGGTGTACGAAGTTAACTCTAATCTTATCAATGATGCAATTGCTCTTGAAAAGGTAATGGTTGATGGAATTCAATTTGCCGGAATGACAATCTTAAATATTTTTAGGCATTGTTTTGTTCCACAAGGATGCACCATTGTAATTGCCCTTTCCGAGAGTCATGTGTCGTGTCATACTTGGCCGGAAGAAGGTTGTGTGGCAATAGATGTTTATACCTGTGGTGAAGGTAATCCAAAGTTTATTGCGCTAGAACTATTAAAATACTTAAAGTCAACTACCTATTCTTTGCGCGAAGTAAATCGTTAAATATGATTAGGAGATAGCAACCTCCTTCATAAAAGTTCTGTTTTTACAAAAAACAGGAGCTAAAATGTCAAATTTACCGGTAGATAGGGATTCGGATTACATGAGAAAGATGTGGGGAACCACTAGATTGGTTACTGATTATGAAAAACCAAAGACCATTCAAGAAATCATGCACGATGAAATTCCACCAAGAAAGAAATATTTGAAAGAGCAACAGGAATTGCATGAAAAAATTCGCAATGATGAGGACTATGATGATTGGGAATATGGTACAGAACCATCCTATGGTTCTTCCTGGAAATGAGCATAAATAAAATATAGAAATTTTATTCCCGAATGGTAGTACAAAGGATATCTAGATCATTTAAAGATATTAGTCTATCCTTTGTACCTCATCCGGTGACAAAGGATCTACCTATACTTAAAAATGAAAGAGCGATTATCAGATCAATTCGAAATCTGGTAGAAACAATTCCAACAGAAAGATTTTTTAATTCTCTTATTGGATCTGATATTCGCTCTAGTTTATTTGAATTTGTGGATTATGGTACTGCATCTATTGTGCAGAATCAAATTAAAACCACAATTACAAACTATGAACCAAGAGTCAATAATGTTAAGGTGTCCGTAAATCCTAAACCAGATGATAATGCATTTGAAGTTACCGTTATATTTGATATTATTGGGCAAGAGATTCCAACACAGCAATTCACATTCTTATTAGAGGCAACCAGATAAAATGCCTTTTACTAAATTTACCAATCTAGATTTTGATCAGATAAAGACATCCATCAAGGATTATCTCCGTGCTAACTCTACATTCACGGATTTTGACTTTGAGGGATCTAATTTTTCAGTACTATTAGATACGTTAGCATATAACACTTATATTACTGCATTTAATTCGAATATGGTTGTAAATGAATCCTTTCTGGATTCTGCAACTCTGAGAGAGAATGTAGTTTCACTTGCAAGAAATATTGGATATGTTCCACGTTCTAGAACTTCTTCGAAGGCTATTATATCATTCAGTGGTTTAGTTTCTTCAGAATTATCCACACCAACAATTACTTTAAATGCAGGTTTAGTTTGTGTAGGAACTGCAGATAATACATCATATACGTTTTCAGTACCAGATAACATTACTCGTCCAGTAGTAGACGGTATTGTACAATTTAATAATATTGAAATTTATCAAGGAACATTTCTAACAAAACAATTTGTAGTTGATGGATCTTTGGATCAAAGATTTCTTTTGGATAATCCGAATATTGATACATCCACAATTTCAGTTTATGTTAAAGGTATCAATGATAGTGGACTTGGTTTAGAATATTCTTTGGTCGAAAATATTCTGAATATCAATTCAACTTCCGAAATCTATCTAATACAAGAAGTTCAAGATGAGAAGTACGAACTTCTCTTTGGTGATGGAAGATTTGGTAAAAAATTGGAGAATAATGCAGTTGTAACAGTTCATTATATTGTAACTAATGGTTCCGAAGGAAATGGGTGTTCAAACTTTTCTTTTCAAGGAAATTCAAGATCATCCTCAGGTCAACCAGTATCATTGGGAACAGTAACTGTTACAACAAATCAGTCTTCTCAAAATGGTGCAGAAATTGAGGATATTACGTCAATCAAATATTTTGCACCAAGAATTTATTCTGCACAGTACAGAGCAGTAACTGCAAGAGATTATGAAGTAATTATCAAAAAAATATATCCAGATACCGAGTCTGTTGCAATTATTGGTGGAGAAGAATTGGATCCCCCAGAATTTGGTAATGTCATTATTAGCATTAAACCTAAAAATGGAACTTATGTGTCAGATTTTAATAAAGAATTGATTAAAAGTAAACTAAAGCAATATAGCATTTCTGGAATCAATCAAAAAATAATTGATCTCAAGATACTATATGTTGAAGTCGATTCTTCAATTTATTACAATACATCACAGATATCTTCGATTGAGGATTTAAAGAGTAAAGTATCAAACTCTTTGACAAAATATTCAGAATCATTAGACTTCAATAAATTTGGAGGAAGATTTAAATATAGTAAAGTACTTCAAATCATTGATAATACTGATAGTGCAATAACATCAAATATTACTAAAGTTAGAATACGCAGAGATCTTAATGCAATAACAAATCAATTTGCTCAATATGAAATATGTTTTGGAAATAAATTTCATGTCAATCCTGAAGGATATAATATAAAGTCTACTGGATTTAAAATTTCCACAGAAGTGGATACGGTATATCTAACCGATATTCCTAATCCCGATAATTTGACTGGAATATTATCAATTGTTAAACCAACCACAATTGAAGGTAAAGTTCAGGTTGTTGTAAAATCTGCAGGTACTATAGATTATACTAAAGGTGAAATTAAGTTAGGTACTGTTAAGATTGTTTCAACAAGTTTATCAAACGAGATTATTGAAATTCAAGCATTTCCCGAATCAAATGATGTGATTGGATTGAAAGATTTATATTTAGTTTTTAATACTTCAAAAAGTTCAATAAATATGGTTAGAGACGTAGTTGCTTCTGGCGATGAAATATCTGGAACAGTATTTTCTAGAGATTTCTATACGTCAAGTTATCCAAATAGTAATCTGATACGAGCATAATATGGTAGGGACTGGGTTTGAATCTAGAGTTAAAGTACAACAAATAATTCAAAATCAACTTCCAGAATTTATACTGGATGAGAGCCCTAATACGGCAGAATTTTTAAAGCAATATTATATTTCACAGGAATATCAGGGAGGGCCTGTAGATATTGCTGAGAATCTAGATCAGTACTTAAAACTTGACAATCTTACTCCAGAAGTTATTGTAGGTAAAGTTGGACTTACTACTAATATTGATTCTAATGCAGGAATTATTACAGTAACAAGTACAAAGGGATTTCCTCAAAAATATGGTTTAATTAAAATTGATGACGAAATTATTACCTATACTGGAATAACAACAAATACATTTACCGGATGTATTCGTGGATTTAGTGGAGTTACTAATTATCATCAAGATTTAAATTATGAAGAATTAGTATTTTCTGAGTCTGAGAAGGTATCACATACCAAAAATACTTCAGTAGAAAATTTAAGTTCACTATTTTTAAAGGAATTTTATAAAAAGTTAAAATCATCACTAACTCCAGGATTGGAGAATAGTGATTTTGTTTCCGATTTAAATGTTGGAAACTTTATAAAAAATGCAAGATCATTTTATCAATCTAAAGGTACTGATGAATCTTTTAGAATTTTATTCAATGTTCTTTATGGAGTAACACCAAAAGTAGTAAATTTG